CATGACGGCTGTAGCCGCCAAACTCAGGGAAGTGGTGTTGATTCGGGCCACCAAAGTGCCAATGGTGTCCGCCGCCAGGATCGTGTGCTCCTCCACACCATTGATGGTCTGAATGTAGAAGGTGCCTGTGGCGGGACCAGGAACAAAAGGTCCGGCAGCCAACAAAGTGGGGGCCGTCGCCGTTGAGGGGTCCGCCAACTCTAGACGTCCGTTAGTAACAGTGTGGGCACCGGGGGCAACCCACACAGAACCCGTAGTGGGTGCGGGGTTTCCTGCGGAACCCGCTTGTAGATGAACGTCACCGCCCCCAGGGCCAAGTGCCCCTACCCCGGATCCTGCAACCAGACTTGCAGCCCCCGGCCTGAGGAGTAGACCAGCACTGTTCCTCGTGTGGACAGTGTAGTCGAAAGGCAAAGAAGGATCGGAACCCACCTGAACCAGAGCCAACGAATTCAGCCCCGTCACGTTGGGGAAGACATTGCGACCCATCTTAAGGATCACACCCATCCCAAAGGTGTTGGGGTCGACCGTAAACTCGGAGCCCAGGCCATCCCCCATCAGGGGGCCTATATCAACCTGACCCTCTACCTGAAGACCGCCCAACAGGAGCGGCTCGTAGGGTACCACCGGGGCAAGTGCCGCCGTGATCTGAACAGCTCCGGCACCCGCCTCGATGGTCCGGCCCAACCCATCACCCGCTACCGGGGGGTTCAAGGAAGCGAGGCCGTTATATGCAGACTCCAGGGAGTAGAACGGTGCTCCCGTGACGGGCAGCACGTAACGAGTCAGGAGCGTAAGGGCCTCCTGGACGTTACCCACCGGGATCTGCTGAAGACTGTTCAGCGAAAGCGTCGTCAGAGGGTTGGTGAAGTTGTTGTCAAAATAGTTGGCGTAGCTCTGAGAACTGGGCTCCACCGTAGGCACGTTTCCAGGGGCCGTGGGGACATCCAGATAATCCCCTGCGGTAGCTCCACGGACAACAACGTCCCCGTGGTTGAAAGTGCAGGATCCGGTCGTACCAGTCGGGGTCACTGACACAGGGGCAACCAGCAGAGCTACATCAAAGGAAACAGCGTTGAGTTCCAGTTCCACATCGTGGGTGTAGGCCCCCACCCCGTAAGCCCCGGAACTAAGCACCACAGGCCCCCCAATCTCAGAGGTAGCAAACGTCGTACTGCTGGGGTATCCCTGATAGGCAGTACCTCCGACCCCTGCTGTAATCACAGCACTGCGGATGTCTACAGCCAGCGTAGATGCTCCTGCGACAGGATCCGAGAGACAGAACACAGCGGATGGCCCAACGATCATCCCCCCTGTAAAGGTGACTGCTCCAGCAAGGTTCTCAAGGACGAGCGCATATTGAGTTGCAGGAGAGCCCTCTGAACTCAAGAGACATTGGTCAGCCCAGACCGTAGACTCAAAAGCCTGATCAACATGAAGAGCAGGCCCCTGCGTTCCGGAAACACCTTCCTGCTGGACTGCAACGTCCTGAAGGATGAGAATACCACCGTTGTTTTCCAGAACCGCCCCGGTTGTAACGAGACTATTCGTCAGGTGCATCCCTATCAAAACACAGAGGTCACCGGGACCTGTTGCCGTAAACGTGTGGGAACCTGTAGTGGTGGCATCAACTGTAGTGACCCGATTGTAGTACCCCCCAGCCCCCATCAAATAAACGAAGGGGACCAGCGCTAAGTCCTCATTGTAAGTCCCAGGGGCCACATTGATGATGTAGGGATCCCCTGCAGCCAAGGCCGGTTCCCCCCTGGCGACAGCAGCGGAAGCGTAGCTGATGGCTTCAGAGATGGAGGAGAAGTCCCCACACCCTACCGCCGACATCCGCATCCCACTCTCATCTCTCGCTGCGGAGTCCGGTCCGGGGACACGCACGATATTTGTAGTATCGTCGGACGCCTGAGAGGTAAGGAAGGTCCGCCCCCTGTTGGGATCAACGTAGAGCGTCCGGCCCGTAGTCATTCCCCGGCGCACCATCAGCATCAGCCGCTGGATGTTCTGGTTCTGGACATCCGACCACCCTTCGGTCGCTGCGTCCACAGGAACCACACCACCTTGGTCCCGACGCTCCCCGGCGGCGATGAGCTTCAGATCACCGAAGGTAGTCATCAATCGAAGCCGGATGAACTGAGAGTCCTCGTCTACCGTGCCCGCATCAGTGATGAGACGGATGAGGTAGGAACCGTCCCAGTCTACATCAAACTTGCACGTGGCCGACGTGCTACCCTCGGGGGGCAGCAGGCCCGCAGTGGACGGAGTACCTGTGAAGTCGTTCCCAGAGGCCGCTGTGGGGCCAGGGGAATCCGGAGTGAACACAAGGGACCAACTGTAGGTCGTCGCCACGTTAAGTGACTCACAGACCACACGGTAGCCCTTTTGTAGATCGTTCCTGCTGATCCCCGTCTCGGTGGGTCCAACCTGGGGGCCAACCGGAGAGGTGTATAGTTTACTGACGATTACCGCTGCCATGGCTTCTGCTACCTTTCCCCACGCACAAAAACGTAGGAATTAGCCCCTACTCCAACGAGGACAGTTTCGTTTCAGCTAATGCCGAAACCAGCGCCCCGTTACACACTGTCAAGAACCCTAGAAACGTTCTCCTACCTCATTGGCTAAAAACTGGGTTAACCCTCGTCCTCATCCATGATAGCATTGAGAACCGCCATGAACTCCTGGTTGTTCAGCCCCTTCATCCGTTCTTTCGTTTCAGGGCTGGCCTTTGCCAAGAACTTAGCTTTGAGTTCCCAGGGCTTCAATTTGCCCTTCTGACCCGGCTTCACATTCTTCTTCTGATAGGCCTGAACTTCTTCAAGATCCTTATCCTTGAGACCCCTGGATTTCACAACTTTATCGGACAATTCCTTTCGGTCCTTCCGTTTGGTGTCGGACTTATCCGTCTTCTTCAGGTCCTTCTTGGCCGCTTCGTCCTTCTTCCACTCTTCGTGGCCCTCAGAGATCCCCCGGTTGCGCAGCACCCTCCTCTCCCACTTATCCTTGGAGAGAGGACGCTCATTCTTCTGTCTCTTCTTGTCCACGTACTCCTGGTAGGAGGGAGTCGAAGCAGCACACCTTCTCAACAAAGGAACAAGGTACTTCCGAAATTCTGGCCGGTCGTGGGCCAACTTGAGCACTTTCTCACGTAAAACCATTGTGTCCCCTCTCCACAGTCTGTAACCCCAAACCCAACTTCTTTCAGACTAGACCTCACCCTACCGAATTTATAGGCGCATCAATGGACGGCTTAGATGAGAAACTGTACGGTGGCATCTTCCTGACTAGCCAAACGAGGTTCCTGCACTCCCAACCTGTCCACCTGAACCTCATAGGACTGCCCAGTAGCACTGACCCCCATCCGACGACGAAGCCGGAGGATGCTGGGGGCAACCTTCACCCCTGTAGCCGGTGCTGCTATCAATGTGCTACCCGCTGGTCCCCCGTACTGTCCCAACACAGTCTTGAGTCGATAGGAGCCTGCATTGGGGCCACTCAGGAGGGTCAGAATTTCACCCTCCTGGATCGTGTGCCAGGAAAGCTGCGCCGTGTCCTCTAATTCGTCCCCGGACACCGTTGCCGACCCCGTCAGCCCCGTGGGAAACGTGGTGTACTGCCGGGCAACCTGATCGTCCTGAACAAAAAACTTAACTTCCAGAACCTCGTACCGACCGACGTGGCACATATCCTGGGAAGCGGGTGTCCCTTCAGTGCCCCCAACATGGATTGAGTTCAGACCGGAGAGGATAGTCAGCATTGCCGTGGGATCAATCCCCGTGAAGTCCCTCTGGTGATCGCTGAACAGGGTCTTGTTCGCCCAGGTGATCCCCGCCGTTCCTGCTACCCTCTTGGCCCCGAGACAGTACCGCCTGAAGTCCTGGTAGTAGTAGGAGGACATGTCGACCCGGTGAACATCAGAGAACATCTCCCCGAAGGTGTCCAGGAAGAGATGGCGATAGTCATAAAGGGCGTGGGCGGGTTTCAGCGCCCGGAGCACCAGATAGACGTTCCGCTGGAGTTTGAAGGGGTCCTCAGGGAAGCCGTACAGCGGAACGGAGACCCCGTCAATCTCAACAGTTCCGGCCACTTGGCTGATATTGATCTCAAAAGTGAAAGCGTCGGCTTCAGCCCAGGCGGAGGTCGGGCGAAGTGTGCCGTCCGCATCCCTCACAAGGAGTTTGCGGGCCTCTATGCCCCGCTCCAACACCTGGACGGTGGCAGTCGTGAGCAACTCTACACCGTCCTTCTGCACCGAGGTCGTGGCTCCCCGAAGGAGAAGGACCACCATCCGTTGGAGGAACACTCTGTAGGTCAGGTCGCCCTCAAGCTCAGGATACCCATAGGTCCGGGCGTCGGGGAACACCAGATCACCAAGGATCTGATAGAGCACCTCGGAACGGGTGAAATCATAGAACGAGTCAGCAAAGACCTCTTGGGCCGTGATCTGGAAGTCGGCAATCTGCTCCGCTGCCGACTGGAACTGCGTCATGTAGAAAGGACCAGGCACATTG